TCGCGCACGGTTTTCCTAGCGGGACTATTGAGAACCGATTAACCAGGACGCGCCGCGCATCGACATGAGATCCCCTACCCCAGCTCGGGGGTTAACCAGATCGGTAGCCTTAACTTAATGGTTAACCCTGGGGTTAAGTGCTGGTCAGCTTTGCGGAGTTTGCCCGCGTCAAGGGAGTCTCAAAGCCTGCAGTAACTGGCGCTATCAAGAATCGAATCGCAGACGCAGTTGTCATGCGCAACGGCCGGCGCATGCTCGACCGTGAAAAAGCCCTAGAGCTCTGGGACCGAAACACCACGCGCAACGGATCGGAGAAGGTTTCCGAAGAGGCCAAGCAGCGTGATCGCCGCCCATTGGAGCTGAGCGCCGACCCGCCGCCACCCGCTCAGGTGCCTGCCGCCACCGGTGAGCAGCTGAAGACCCTGATCATGGGCCTGCCTGAGGATCAGATTCCTGGCCTCGACGTGAGCCGAGAGCGCAAGGAGCACTACAACGCCGAGATCGCCCGGCTGCAAGCCCTGAAGGAACGCGAAGAACTGGTGCCCACCGCCGACGTGAAACGGATGGCCAGCACGCTGGGCCGGCAGATCCGCGACAACATCCTCTCGATCCCAAACCGTGTGGCCCCCCTGCTGGCTGCAGCCCAAGACAGCGGCGAAGTGCACCGGCTGCTGAGCGAAGAACTGCGCACGGCGTTGCGGGTGCTGGCCGATGGCTGACGGCGCGCTGCTCTACCGGGATGCCCTGCTGGCGGCGCTGGCCCCGCCGTCCGCCACGACGGTGAGCGAGTGGGCTGATCAGCACCGGATCCTGAGCGGCAAGGGTGCTGCGGAGAAAGGCCCCTGGCGCACTGAGCGCACCCCCTACCTGCGGGAGCCGATGGACTGCCTGAGCCCCAGCAGCGCGACCCGGCGGGTGGTGCTGATGTTCGGCAGCCAGATGGGCAAGACCGAGGTGATCCTGAACTGGCTGGGATCGATCATCGATCTATGGCCAGGCCCCACCCTGCTGGTTCAGCCGACGCTGGACATGGCCAAGCGCCTCAACCGCCAACGGCTGGATCCGCTGCTGCGCGAGACGCCCCAGCTGGTGGAGAAGATCGCCCCGGCCCGGTCCAGGGATTCGGGGAACACCATGTTCCTAAAGGAGTTCGACGGCGGCCTGTTCGTGCTCACCGGCGCCAACAGCGGCAGCGGCCTGCAGTCCATGCCGGCGGCCTACTTGGCGGCCGATGAGGTGAGCTCCTATCCGATGGAAGCGGACGACAAGGGCGACCCGCTGGAGAACGCAGAGGCGCGGACCTCGACGTTTCCGATGGGGAAGGTGCTGATCACCAGCACCCCTGGCAGCCGCGGCGCCTGCCGGATTACGGCTGAGTTCGAGGCGCGATCCGATCGCCGGTACTACCACGCCTGGATGCCCTGCTGCGGCGCCCATGAGGTGATCCGCTGGCGGGATCACATGGTTTGGGACCGGCCGGATGGCGAGGTGTTCTGCCAGTGCCCGGCCTGCGGCGAACGGGTGGCCCAGTACCACAAACAGCAGATGCTGAGCAAAGCGATCTGGACGCCCACCGCCAAGGGCGACGGCATGACGGCAGGGTTTCACCTGCCCGGCTGGTATGCGCCCCTGGGCTGGACCAGCTGGGAGCAGATCCGCGATGAGTTCCTGCGCGCCAAAGGTGACCCGCTCCTGCTCAAAGGCTGGGTAAACAAAAGGGCCGCTGAGGCTTGGGAGGATGAGAGTCTGGCGAAGGTCTCGGCCGATGGCCTGATGGCCCGCGTCGGCGGTTACGACCACGGCAGCTGCCCTGCTGGCGTACTTGCGGTGCTGATGGCCGTGGACGTGCAGGACACCTGGCTGGAGGTGTCCGTGTGGGGCTACGGCAAGGGCGAGGAGGCCTGGCGGATCTGGCACCAGAAGATCGACGGCGACCCCGGCGGCGATGACGTGTGGCAGCAGGTGACCACCATCCGCGAGATCGACTGGCCCCGGGAAGGTGGCGGCACGATCAAGGCCGTCCACTGCGCGGTGGACACCGGTGGTCACTTCACCGGTGAGGCCTACGAATACTGCCGGCAGCATGCTCGCGAGGGAGTGGTTGCAATCAAGGGCAGCAGCAACCGCGGCGCGCCGCCGATCGGCAAGCCGTCAAAACAGGATGTGACCTTCAGAGGCAAAACCGTGAAAAACGGCGTGACGCTCTATCTGCTGGGAACGCACGGCCTGAAGCGCACGATCTACAGCCGCCTGAAGGTTGAGGAACCGGGCCCCGGCTGCATCCACTTTGACAACGCCACAACAGAGGCCTACCTGCAGGGCCTCACGTGCGAGCGGCTGCAGCCGCGCTACGTGAAAGGGTTTCAGGTGCTGGAATGGGTCAAACCCAGCGGCGCCCGCAACGAACCGCTCGACCTGGCGGGCTATTGCCTAGCGATGCTGGAGCTGCTCAAGCGCCGCTACAACCGGGCGACGATGTGGGAGCAGCTAGAGGCCCAGCTCACCGCCCCTGCCGCCCCTGCCGCCGTCGAGCGCCGCAAGGGAACTTGGCTGAGTCGGTAGCCTGAACCGGGGAGGTGTCCAATGGCATTCACGCAGCAGCAGTACGACGACCTGGTGGCTGCGATTGCCGAGGGCGTTACCACCGTCAGCAGCAACGGCCGGCAGGTTTCGTACCGGAATCTCACCGACATGATGAAACTCAAGGCCACGATGGAAGAGGAGCTCGGCATCGCCGGCGCTGGCCGCCGCCGGCACTACGCCAGCTTCAAGAGGGACTGATGGCCAAGCGACCCACCCGCGATCAGCTGGAGCTGGCGCTGAAGTCCGCGCAGAAAGAGCTGGCGGTCACCCATTTGCGGGCGTTTGAGTCGGCAAAGGAAAGCCGCAGAACGGAGAACTGGTACACCCGCAACGGCGGACCCAATGCCGACATCCGCACCGCCTGGCGGCTGCTGACGCGGCGGCACCAGGATCTGGTGGATTCCAACCCTTGGGCCAATCGTGCGGTTCGGGTGATCGTCAACAACTGGGTTGGAGATGGCATCATCGGCAGCCCGCAGGGCGGCAGCCGCCGGTATGAGCAGGCCTGGAACGACTGGGCGGACACGATCGAGTGCGACTACGCCGGGAAACTGAACTGGTACGGCCTGCAGTCGCTGATCGCGAGAACGACCGCCGTGCGCGGCAGCTGCCTGATCCGGCGGCGGATGGATGAGCGGCTGGCCGATCAGGGCCTGGTGGGCCTGCGGCTGCAGGTGATGGAGCCCGACATGCTGGATTTCAGCCGGGACGACGGCAGCCGGATCAAGTTCGGCCAGCAGTACGACCGCGACGGCCGACTGGAGGGCTACTGGATCCGGCAGACCCACCCGGGCGAGACGGAATGGAACGGCGTGAAGATTCAGAGCGACTTCGTGCCCGCCAGCGAGATCATCCACACCTACGAGGTAAACCGGGCCGGCCAGGCGATCGGCGTGCCATTCGGCTCAGCGGTGCTGCTTCACCTGCGGGACATTGATGACATAACGTCTGCAATGTTACTAAAAACCAAAATCGCCGCATGTTTTACGGCTTTTGTCTATTCCAACGAGCCCAGTGACCTGGCCAGCACCACAGCGCTCACTGAAACACTGGAGCCGGGCGCGATCGAGATCCTGCCCGATGGCAAGCAGATCACCTTCGCCAATCCGCCCCAGTCGCCGGATTACGTGAGCCACCAGAAACACCACCTTCACGCGGTGGCGGCGGGCTACGGCATCACCTTCGAAGCCCTGACCGGAATCCTGTCGGACGTGAACTTCAGCAGCGCCCGCATGGGGTGGCTGGAGTTCCACCGCAACGTGGCGGCCTGGCGCTGGAACGTCACCATCCCCCAGGTGCTCGACCCTGTGCATCGCTGGTTCAACGAAGCCGCCCGGCTGGCCCAGGTGCGTGGCCCCCGCCGCATGATCTGGACCCCGCCCCGCCGGGAGCTGGTGGACCCGGCCAAGGAGATCACCGCGCTGATTGAGGGCGTGAAGGCTGGGTTTATGAGCCTGAGCGAAGTGCAGCGGAGCCTCGGATTCATCCCCGCCGAAGTGATGGCCGAGCTGGAGACCGACATGGCCGACGCCCGCGCCAAAGGCCTGGCGCTGAGCGTGGATGGCATGACGGCTGCAGCCGGTCGATCTGCAGCGCCTGCCGAGGGTGAGGAACCGGAAGCTCAGGAGTAGTCCATAGCCTGAGGGCATGGAGTACCAACACCCCCAGCCCGGTGACATGCGGCGTGCGGCTTTTCAGCCGGCGACGCTGAATCCTGATGCTCGCACCATCGAGCTGACCTGGACCACGGGCGCCCGGGGGCGGCGTGCTTCCTGGTTCGACGGCGATTGGTTTGAGGAGCTCGACATGAGCACCGATGCCGTGCGCCTCGACCGGCTGAACAACGGCGCCGCGCTGTTGAACAGCCATCAATCCGCCGACCTGTCCAACATCCTCGGGGTGGTGGAGCGGGCCTGGATTGAAAACGGAGAGGGCCGAGCCCGCGTGCGCTTTTCGGAGCGTGCGGAGGTAGAGCCGATCTTCCGTGATGTGGCGAGCGGCATCATCCGCAACGTCTCGGTTGGGTATCAGGTCCACAAGTGGTCTGATCCGATCCGCACCGCCGATGGCCAACCGCCGACCTACCGCGCACTGGACTGGGAGCCAATGGAGCTCAGCTTGGTGGGCGTGCCCTTCGACGCGAAAGCGCAAACCCGCAATCAATCATCCGCACCGGACACTTCCATGCCCGACAACCTGAACAGCCAGGCCGGAGGTGATCCGGCTGAGCAGCAGCCTGCAACCCAGGCCCGCGCTGCCGATCCTTCCCCTTCCCCCGCCCCCGTGGCCGCCGCAGACACCGAGCTGCAGCGCACCGCTTCCGAACTCCGCCGCGAAAACGAGATTTTGCGTCTCGGCCGCGATGCTGGCCTGACCGACC